GTTACTCTAAGTGCTGTAGCTTCTGTTCCGCCACCTGTTACTGCTAAGATATCAGTGTTAGTCTCGATGTCTGTTAATTTAGAATTAGTTGTTGTAAGTTTTGTGTCAATACTTGAAGTTGAAGTATCAATTGCTGCTGTGTCTGCTAATATAGATGTAGCAGTTGTGTCTAAGTTTGATAATGTAGATTCTGTAGCAAGACCTGCTGCGTCAGCAACAATGTCTACTTGAACATTACCTGAAGCATCAGTCTTAATTTTTTGATTAGAAGTTCCATCGAAACCATATACTAATACTGAATCATCTGCTGCGTCCAAGTCAACTTCTACATTTATACCTTCAATTATGTTTACATCTAATCCTGTTTTTGCTCCAACAGTTGTATTAGTTACACTTGCTAAACTGTCTGTGTTAGTTTCAATATCTGTAAGTTTTGAGTTTGTAGTAGTTAATTTAGTATCGATACTTGCTGTGGAAGTATCTATTGCTGCGGTATCAGCTAAGATAGAAGTTGCTGTTGTATCTACATTGGATAAAGTTGATTCAGTTGCTAAACCTACTGCATCTGCTGCTACGTTAATATCTAATTGTGATGAAGCATTTATTGCAGCTGCTAATTCTGTTAATCCTGCGTTATCAACAGTTAATGAACCACCTGCATCACTAACTGGTACTGGGTTTGAATTAGATACATCTGTATCTGCTACTTGAATATTTGCGTTAGCGTTTAAACTATCATGTGTATCTTGACTTGCGTTTACTTCCATAGAACCAGATGGTGCTACTTTTACATTTACGAAATCAGTTCCTGCTGCACTTGTTTCACCAGCGATAACTGCTTTAACTAATGTCGCAGATCTATCTCCGTATAAATCTCCATCAATCTTGTGAATAGAAGTAAGAACATTATTACCGTGTAAAATTGTTTGAACTCTGAAATGTGTTTGAGCAACTACACAGTTTGTATAAACTACTCTAAAGTATTTTGCGGTTACAGGGAATTGGAATCTTCTTGATGTTCCGTCTATTTAAACATCATAACTAAAATTATAAGAATCGTCCCAATTTGTATTATCTGATGAAAATTGGAACTTCATTCCGTCTGCTGCTGAATCTTGATCGGTACTTAAATTTATTGTAATACTTGTATATTCTGATACGTCTGTTCCAGTACCTGTGAATGTAGCACCTGAACCTAATGTTGAAGTAGTAGAATTATTTGAGTCAATTGCATTAGCTACTCCTCCTGCTCCACTTAATACGTCTACTTGTAAATGACCATCTGCGTCTGTTTTAATTGCTTGATTAGAAGTTCCGTCATTTCCAAAAACTTGAACAGAATCATCAGCTTCATTTAAATCAACTTCTACATTGATACCACCAATAACATTTACATCAAGACCAGTATCTGCACCAACGGTTGTGTTTGTAATTGTTGCTAAAGAATCTGTGTTGGTTTCTATATCTGTTACTTTTGCTGCAATGGTTGTTGTGTCTGTATCGATTGAACTTAAAGTGGATTCTGTAGCTGCTCCAGTAGGAAGACTAATTGTACCTGAAATATCATTGATGTCCCATGTTCCTCCTTGATGAGCTGTTACTGAATCAGTTGAATTTGATAATGCTGGTTGAGTTAATACATCTACTTGTAAGTTACCACTTGCATCTGTTGCTATCTTTTGATTTGATGCTCCGTCAAAACCATAAACTAATACGCTGTCATCAGCTGCGTCTAAATCTACTTCAACGTTTATACCGCTAATAACATTTACGTCAAGTCCTGTGTCAGCACCTACTGTTGTGCTAGTAACACCTGCTAATGAGTCAGTGTTTGTTTCAATGTCTGTTAACTTTGTTAACGCAGAACTAAGTGTTGTTTCGGTAGCAGCTCCTGTTGGTAAAGATATTGTACCACCGATATCATTTAAGTTTAATTCACCTGAAGAATTTGAAGATAAGAATCTAAGATTGCTACCATCTGTAGCCATCATTATATTACCATATTGAGAAGCTATTGCTGTTCCGTCTTGATATTGATTTGAAGAACCTCCGCCCCCACCACCAGAAATAGTACTTCCGTCAGGGTTTACAACTACGATTCCAATTTGTCCACCAACGTCTGTAGACTCTTTGAACTTGTTATATTCTCTGTCTCCGTACTGATTGCTAATAGCCATGACTAATAATATATTTTTAGTTGTTAGAAGTTTATAAGTATTATTAAAAAAAGAAGGAAGGGGTCTAAGCCCCTACCTTATTTAGATGTAAAGTTTTGAAATTGCGTTGCCTCTCAAATATCGAGCTGCAATTCTCATGGTAGCTACCATATTATGTGTATCTCTCATGAAGTCATCAAATCTTTCCATTGTAACTGGTCTCTTTTCTGCGATTGCGAATGCGTGGTTTCTGTCAATTACAAATGCATCTGTTGCATTTGATAAGTTTCTGGAAACGATTACGTTCATACCGAAGATGTTACCAATCAATCGAATGTTTGCAATATCACCTGAAGTGATACTCAAGTTAGCTGTGTTTAAACTAGCTAAGTTTCTGATATCAGAAGCTACTGTTGTACCTACGATTAAATCAGTAGGTGTGTAACCATCTGCTTCTAATAATGCCATACTAGTTGTGATTTCAGCTAATGTCATTGAAGTTGTATATTGGTTGTCGTGACCTGCAGCAGTTGAACCTGCTTCTAAGGTTGATACAACTAATTGATCTTCTTTATCTGCTAATGCATAACCAGCTGTTTGTGCATTCTTTTCCATAACAGAGAACATTGAGTCTTCAACCATTTCTCTTGTAATACCGATTGCAACACCGTATTTCAATGGAGTAATTGTTATTTGACTGTATGTTTCTTGTCCGTATGGTAATTCAGCACCTTCTGCTACATTGTGAACAGACATTGAGTCTGGATCTTGTAGTGACACTTTTACTGCTGGACCTGGGATTTCTCCTGGACCGATTAATAAAGCTGCCAATGGTCTGAATACCAATTGTTTTCGAACTGCTTCTTGAAGAGTTCTATACACCATAGTAGGAGCTAAAACATTAGAACCTGTAGATGTACTACCTGTGGATAAAATTCCACTTTCCTTAATATAATTATTCATTTTCTTTTACGCTCCTATAGATTTAATTTCACTAACACGTACTTAGCTGCTGCTGATGCACCTGTTAATGCTGTTCCGATTACTTTACCGAATGCTGTTGCGTCTTCAACTTTTTGAGCTGTAGTTTCTTGTGCTACTAAAGCTCCAGCTGTAACTGCTGCACCTGATTCTAAAATAAAGACTCCGGAGGTTGCTACGGATAATGTTTCTCCGCTTGCTGCGTCTGTAAGGGCTATTCCCACTATTATTAAATCATCTGCGTTTGTCGCAGTTGATACTTTTACGTCTGCCGGAACATAACCTGCTTGACTGATAGCTGTCATTACGTCGTCACTTGAAGCTGATGCTAATAAGTCACCAGCAGTAACTGCACCTGACGCTACAGCGTGGAAGGTTGTTCCAGGCATATTTATCATTTGTGAACTTGCCATTTTCTATCTAATTTAATTTTGCTAATGGGTGTTTTTCCTTCCAATAGGACATATCCCATTCTTGCCAGTAATTACCTCTTTCGGAAACTAATTCTCCTTTAGCGTATTCTGGACCAACGTTTGTATTTTCTGAAACTACAGATTTTCTGGAAACTAATTCTTTAGTTACTTCAAGTAATGCTGATTTTAAATCATTCATTTCTTTGTTAACTGCTGAGAATTTTTCTTCCAATTCTTCTGAGTTGTCTTCAACTTCTTCTTCAGCTTCTGCTTCAGCTTCAGGTTCTTCTTCAAGAACTTCTTCTTCTGATTCTTTAGCTAAAAGAAGAGCTAATTTTTCTTCTATTGCTTTTAATTTATTTTCCATATTATTTCGTTCCTCTACTTCGAATGCATCGAAGGCTTCCGTAACTGATTGTGAGAATGTTGCTCCTTTAACACCTGGTACTGCTACCAAGGATAATTCTAAGAACTCGATTCCTTTAGCTACGAATTTAGTAACTTCATCTTCTACTACTTTTTGTAGTTCCTTTAATTTGGAACCTACAGAAACATTTTTGATTAAACCATTTCTGATTTTCTCTTTCATGCTATCGTCCATAACTTCTGCTTTGAACTTCAATTGCTTTCCGTCCATGTAAGCTTCTGTTACTTTTCCTACAATCCCATCAACTGTGTTGTTGTGATCTTTCAGAAGAGGTGCTCCAACTAGCGTGTCTGCAGCCATTTCGAGTTCATCTACTTTATATGTAACGTTGTTACGGGAAGTAGTTTCTTCGATTGCTACACCCTCAATCCGCATAACATCATCGAGTTTATCATCATCTTTCTGTTGTAATAGTTCGATAATAGGTACAACGAAATTTAATTTCGTATTTTCCATTCCTTTATACCTTTTACCAGCTTTCTTGAATTGTGCAGTACATATAGCATATGCTGACTTAGAAGCGTCCTTTTGAGACTTACCTTTCTTCATCTGCAATTTAATTACATCTGCGACACAACGGTCAAAATCGACTGGCATATAAATGTTATGATTTTTGTTATTTAAAAGTGTAATTCTTAACAGCCTGTATCGCCATCATCTCTTAGAATTTTTTTAACATCTTCAGGCACAGACATTGCTTCTACGATTGCTTCAATGTCTTTGTCTTCTTTCGGTAAGTTTCTGTTATCGTGTGGATCCATGTCGTTACCTTTGAAAATATAAAGTCTGTCATCAATCTTAATATTTAATTGATAGCTAACACCTGAATGTTTACCGAACTCCCAACTTTTGTAAACTTCATCGTTCTTTAGAAGGTGGTCGTAGATAATAGTCATTATGTATTGTTTTTCTTCGGAGTCCATCTTAGTAGTTATACATTCTCCGTTTAGTATTTATTTTAGAATCCATTGGCTTTTGACCTAAGTCTAAAGCATTTACAATAGTATAAGTTTGATTAGTATTATTTTGTAAGGTAGACCACTTATTGTTTACCCATTGTTGTCCGTCAGTCTTTCCTTCTTCTCCTAATCCAACTGGTTGTAATCTCGCTGTATGTGTAGTCTTGAATAATACATCGGCATCGTCTCCGGCGTAGACTGGTTGATACTGGTTTCTATTGTAAGGATTTCTTACAATCTTAAACGGTACTACCATCAATGCCCTCCAACTCGCCTTCAGAATTCACATAATAAAAACCTTCTTTCAAAGGTTGCTTTCTTGGAGATACATTTGTCTTGGAATCATCTAAGCCTTTCAAGTCTTGATTTATGCCTTTCGCATCTGGTTCAGGCGGGATAAATTGTGGATCGATACCTAATGCTCTTGCGACATATTATGCGTTTACAACACCTGCGGCTTTCAATCTTAATAATCTGTTGACTTTTACATCTTCATCTTCTTTACTGAACTCACCGAATTGACATTCGACTAGTCCTGGTTGTCTTGTAATTTGGTCTATAATCTTTGTGTTAATTTGTGCGGTAAGAACTTCTTGGATTGATTTAACACGTCTATCAAAAATTGCCACTTGAACTTTAGCTGTAGCTTCGGTAATGTTTTGTCCTAAACCTAATGCTACTTCTGGCACCTGTAATCCTGCGACTACTTGTTGTTCAATGTGCTTCAAAAACTCTTCGACTCCAATCTTGGAACCAAGAGGTCGTAATACATCTGCTGATATATTATAGTTTGTGATTAAATCCATTTCTGGATTGTGGTCATTCAATTGATTTTCAAAGTCGTCTATCTGTTCTATGGTTGCCGGTTCGTCACTGCTTCCGAGTTTATAGTGAACCTGAGGTGCTGCATATCGATGAGAAATTAATTTTAAATCTTGTTCCATTTGTAATTTAATACTTAGAACATTCCTTATACATTCGATAGCAGATGTTCCTACAGCCGAGTCATCAACCACATTCATGTAAAAATGAGCAATCTCATTAGGAGCAAAATCAATTGACGTTGACACTGATACATTTTGTCTGTAACCTACAACCTCTCCAGTTCCGTCCTTCGACAAGACTACGTCCATAGTTTTTGGGTGTAACATTTTTACGTCTACGATTTGGTCACCCACTCGTACTAACTCCACGTAGGAATTACCGTACACTAATAATTGTTTTGCGATTTGATGTGATAAAAGATGAAAATTAATTGAATCTAAAAACTGAGATACTTTCTGTTTTTCTCGTTCGTCTGAACTAATAAGTTCGTATCCCACACCAACTGTAAGGTCAGCTGTATAGTTAATTGCTGCCTGGACCAGTGGAACTTCCTTATATATTCTTTCGTAAGTAGCGTAGTTTTTGGTAAGCTCATAGTTTTGTCCGTAGCTGCTGAAGAAACCTCTTACTGCGGATACTTTGCCTTTACCGGCTTCTTGGATAAAAAGGTTCTTAAATCGTTCAGCGATTGATGCCATTGAATATGAATATATATTACTAAAACCTTTTCATTATTAAATCTTTTTAACCGGACGTGCGAAAAAGCTACTAAATGCTCCTCTTTTGAGATTATACGCCGCCAATGCTAACGAATCTACATAGTCGTCATGCATTCCAGAAGGTGCGTGTAGTAACATCTTACCAGTCGGTGAGGTTTCCTGTGTAAATGATATTAGTTGTGCTTTTAATTTTTCTACGTGTGGCAACTCAATACTTCCTGTCTCCATCATCAATCTTAGGTTTGAAAATAAATCTACTTTGCTTCCGACTGTGAAATTGAATCCTTGTATTCTAAGTCCCATAGCTTTCAGCTGATCAATCTGTGCTAGACCACTACCGGTATCTGCTAGACACTTTCTGATTCTAAATCTTTCTGCGTACGTCATGACATGACCTATGACTTGGTCATACGACATCTGACGATACTCTTTGATAAGTACAACTTGATGTGGACCTGTTTTACTTTTCTTAATTATAGTTACTACGGTTGACGAGTTCTGTTTACCCCAGTCAACTCCCATATAATATTCTGCATTTACCTCTCCGTACTCTGACTGATTGAAGTCTCGCATACTACGTCTGACTAAATCTGTACTGAAGAACAATACACCGTCATCTACAAACTCTGCTAAATATTCTACAGCGAATCTTGTCGGACCCATCGCAACTCGTTGTGCTTCTAAATCTTTTGGGTCAACGCCCGGTGCTAGTGGCTTACCATCTTTCCACGCAGGGAAGTGGAACACTTCTCCTCTGTCATCTTCTTGTGACCATCTCAAATACATCTCGTAAAAAAATCCGGACTTACCATACGGTGTTGATGTTAATACGATACGACCATTCGTTCTAATAATCATTGGCATGATAACTTCGTAGAACAATTCATCAGAAGGTAAGTGTGCAGCTTCGTCAATGAATACAATGTCAGCAGTATAACCTCTGATAGTTGATTCACTCGGAGGTAGTGACACAATCATACTTCCATTGTTCAGATGTATTTCTGTTCGACTAGCTCTCACGATTGACTTTGTCAGTATCGGATTGTTCTCAATGTCTTGTCTTACTTTGTGCAACAACAATCCTGCCTGTCTCTGCGAAGCGGAGACGAACAAAATTTTTGCCTTAGGTTTCGTGTACGCAAACCAGATCGAATACTTTACAATCATCTCTGACTTTCCTACCTGACGTCCAGCATTGATTAGTACAAATCTTTTATCGGACTCAAAAAATTTTTCCTGATACCAAGTTGGTTCAAACATCTCTCCAGGTTTCAAAGGGTTGGTTAAAAATTTTCTACAGAAAGTTCCGGGGTTAGTTAAAGCTTCTTGCAGATTTGCTTTTACGTCCTTAGGCAGTTGACTCAACTTGTTCTTCGTCGTCGGTTGAAATGACACGTTTCTTTTTAGCCCTCCTCTTCTTAGGTGTGTCTACCTCGTGTTGAGATAAACCTGCAAAGAGTTCTGTGATACTTCCCATCTCATCTACAGTTGTAACTTTACGAACTAATCTTTGCTGTCGTGATAAACCAAGCTCTCGCCCAATTGATAAATATGAATCATTAAATTGTTTTATGATTGACGCCAACTTTCTAGTTTGATCTGTGTCCTGAACTTTCGCCCTCATGTATCTACGTGTTCTCATGAAGTGACTAACCATAAGCCATAAGTCCATCAAGTCTTTCTGTGTGTCAATCTCAAACTCAGTTTTAATATTTTCAAAAAGTTGCTCCGCAACCGCCGCTTCTTCTGCACTCAACGAATCTCTGAATAGTCCGTTGTTAATATCTGCTATCTTAGTTTGTGCGTGTTCGTCTGCGATCAAAAATTCTTTAAGTAGTAGAGCACGTCGTCTGGTTTCTTCGTTATCAGGTAACGCAGCTAACTTCTTTGCAAGTTCTTCATAGTCCATATAATTCTTTCTTTAACAGAATTATCCGACCTTGTACTCTGTTACAATGTTTCATAAGAGCCTTGCCTTCGCTAGGATCATCGCACTCTTGAAGTGACTGCCAACCAAGCTGCCACTCCTGTTCAAGTGCTTCGATTTCGTTTTTTATACGTTCCTCGTTCTCAGCTTTATCAAGCTGTTTCTTCAGTAGAGCTTCCTGCTCCTTCGTCAGTTTCATCTGGTAATGTTACTCCTGCTGCTTCTATTTTTTCTCTCAAGCTTTCTAATCTTTCGATTTCTTTTTCAGCGTTTGAGATGTTAGTTCGCATTCCTTCAATTTGTTTATGAATAGATGCGATTCCATTTGTAATGCCTCTAAGTTGTCCTTGGGCTTCTTCTAATGTCATGGTGTCAACTTTGTTTGTAGTGAACACTACATTGTCACCTTGCATTTCACAGTTCATATCGGTATTCGATTCCATATATAAAAAAGGGAACTCTTATATATAAGCATTACCATTTTTTATAAAGGAAGGGCAAACTTGTTTCCACACGTTTTGCGTTTCATCACTCAACCCTCCGAGTACTTCGACTTTTGTCCTTCCTTCCATTTGATCATGACAAGAAGCAAAGGATACGTTTTCAAAAAGTGTACACGTTGCAATTGGAACTTTCGTGCAGCGAGTAAGACAACAAATTTTTGTAGACTTTGTTCTGGCTCCGGTATGGGTAATCATAAGAGAACACCTATGCGTAAGTCTAAGAAGATGAAAGACTTTCTAAAGAAGGTTCAAGAAGTGAGAGATGCCGAGGTACTATAGCGTATGCAAGTTGTGCGGTTTATACTGGCTTACATCATCTAAGCAAAATATTTGTAGCCCATGTTATTCTGAACTAAAAGGTAGAATGTATTGATCATAATTTTTTCCTAAATGTAATTCTGTCTTTTGCCATATGGCGTCGCTCGGAATTAGATACTGCGTCCCTTCTTCTGTTAAAACAAATAAGTAATCTTTTGTCGTCGGGTCATACGGCAACTTCCTTGATGAGTTATGTTGTTTGATAGTTACGATGTACGACGAATTTTTTCTACGGTTATCTTTTAATCTGGTAGTCTTGACATCAACCCTCTTGGGTCCGTCGCCCATGTCTACTACTAAGTCATAAGATTGTGAGTCGTTAAGTGGTATGCTAACGATGTAACCTTGAGAAGTGAAATACTGAATAGCGTAACCCAATCCAACATTACCTTGGATTGTGCTATTACGTTTAGTCAGCATATAGGCTAACGCAATCTTTATATATAAGTATTTTTTATTTTATATAAGACGTGATGAGACTTTTTTTACATATCTCATCATTGTACTAAGAGTTCCTTACTTACCATACTCATCACGTCTAACAAATTGTTGGGGGATCACCTAGGGTCATTAGGTACTTTTTCATTTCCGTCCCCCTCCATTTTAGGCACAAAAAAATCTCCAAAATTTTCTGTCGGTTTTTTCTAGGACATAAGGTGTTATATTATGCCTGATTAAGAATTTATTCGCTTTATATATTTTGTGTTACTACTGATGAGTAGTGACATATATTTTCTAAAATTTATATTTAAAAGCGATTTTTGTTACTAATGAGTAACAACAAAAAATGCTAGATTTTCGAAACCTTTATAAATATATACTACTATAGTATAGTATGGTAAGAAAAAAGGAAATAGATACAAAAAATTTAATCGTTGAGTTTAACGAAAATAAAAAATACTGGACGGATAAAAAAAGAATAAGTGAAACTGGAAATGACTTTATTGATTTTTTGATGAGCAAGAAATTGATAAAATATAAAGGAGGTAAATACTGAAAAACCTTAAAACCTATAATATAACCAATAATTTATTTTTTTTATTGTTGGTTATATTGTTGGTTTTATTATTGGTTTTAGTAATTTAAGTCATAATCAATAGTCTTTAAAACAAAAACCATTAGGATATAAGCCGTTACACATTCAAAAACATGGCTTATTTCTTAATCAAAACTTATATAAAGACATAACATAATATAATATTAAAATGGTAAGTAATAACGAAATATTGGAAAATTATGCTAACGGCATAATAAAAGGTAAAAACGCAACTGGTAGTCTATTTATAGAGTATGACACTATTTATTCATACGGATATCATTATCCGTTAGCTCGAAGAGTAGCTAATAATAAGTATTTAGTAAATAATAGAAAAGTGAGTATGACTACCTCAAAGCATACAGGTATGCTTAAAAGAATATTAGCAACTAAAAAAGCTGAATATGAAGAGGTGTTCTTATAATGAGTATAATAAGAATTAGCCAAAGTT